AAAATATAGCAGAAAATGTATTGTAATCAATAACATATAACTTATTGATTTTATTATGTAATCCATTGCATTTTGCAATGTAAAATTACAGGATTATAGCATGACTAAGACGGTTGCAAAGCCTAAGCGTAAGTCTAACCTAAAAGGTAGGCTACCCGGAGTAAAGAATAAATCCACTCTCTTTAAAGAAGCAATGAAAGAGGGATTTGAGAAGCTCCTTGAGAAAGAATCCAAGAAGGTTTTTATTGCTGTTGTTGAAAAAGCCAAGGAAGGTGACATGACAGCCGCTAAGATGATTTTAGACAGGGTAGTACCTGTCACAAAAGCGGTAGATATTAATGCCTCTGATGTGAAAGCTGGAATGGGTATCACAATTAACATTGATCAATTAGTAGCCAGTACTAGAGATCCTGAGACATTAGATCAAGATATTGAAGATGCTGAGATAATTGAGGATGGTAAATGAGTACTAAGAACGATGTGACAGGAGATTCTATTATCTCTCGGTCTAACACACAGCAATACAGAGATAATTACGACAGAATATTTTACAGAGGTAATCATGGACTACACAAAGACATCACCAATGAGCAAGATGAAGAATCCATCGAAACAGGAACCACCAATGGTCTCGAAGGTATCGAAGCCTTGGAATGTCAAGAAGGCTGCTAAGCTTTCTGATTGTTATAAGTCAAATGAGCATCAATCATCTTTTAAGAAAAATGGTGATTAGTATGAATCATAAAGAGACTTAGCATGGAAAAGAATTCTAATAAAGATCAATCCCCTCGATTTTGGGGTGACGTGGTTAAAGAGATTAAAAGCTCTTTAGGTATCGAAGAACAAAAGACTCATAAGACAGCCGAGGGTGCTGTAAAACATTTAAAGAGGAATAAACGACCATGATCCCATTAGCAATGAAGAATGATGCAAATGGAAATAATTCATTTGCTGCTCCGTTCTCGGACACTATTAATGCCCTATCTTTAGGTGTAGCTACTGCTGAAAGCGCAACCGTACCTGCAGGAGCTAATTTTTGTATCTTTAGTTATACAACAGATATTTATGTGAACAGTTCAGCAACGGCTACTGTACCGGGCGATACGACTGACGGGACTGCTTCAGAGCTTAATCCTACTATTCGTCAGGTAACTGCAGGCGATACCTTAAGTATTATCTCTCCTGCTGCCAGTGTCGTTACTTTGAGCTATTTCTCATAGGTTAACAGGATATTATGCCTAGTTATTCAAAATCATTAAGCAGTGCAACCGCTTACGCAAATGGCGAAGTCCGGTTTTACGATATAAATGCGGATAAAGATTTCTCCGGGCATTTAAAACATGGTCATTACGATGATTATTACCCTTGGTCGAGTACTGCTTATGCTTCTCAGACAGCATCGGATACGACTGATTCAGTAGTATTCCCACGACCTGATTCTGAGACTTCTACTTATGCTCGCCATCGATGGGCGCATCCTGATATGGATTACATTATCCCTATCGCCCTAAAGCATGGAGCTTTTCCTTATTTTCTTGAAGTTGATACCACGAATACTGACGCTGCTTTAGTTGGCAATATTGTGCTAGGCGCAACTCATGATGCTACGGATGCTTACACAGTACGAATACCGGCTGCAACTATTAGTGGTTTAACAGCAGGGGCTAAAAATGTTTACATTAAAGCTATCGACCAAAACGGTAGCGAATTAAAAATATGGTGGACGATTACTAAGGAAGTCGCTGAATTAGACCACTTCTTCTTTGTGGATAGTTCATATACAGGTGGAACAAAGGACGGTAAATTTGATACGCCTTTTGATAATGCTTCTGAGGCAGGCTGGTTAGCGAGTGCCGATGGTGCAAGCTCAGAAGAGAAGATACTTGTCCTAAAAGAAGGGAACTCTTTAACGACACCTTATACCAAAACAGCAGATTGGAACTTTTCAACCGGCGGCTCAGGTTCATTTCCATGTGCCATTATTGGATTATATGGTGAAGAGCCTGTAATGAGCCTTGGTGGCACAAGAGTTATGTGGGGATGGAATAACTCAACCTCTAACGATGGATTCTTTGCAGGATTTAAGCTAGAGAGTTTAAATACTACTTTTGCTGATACAACAGGTGCTATTGCTAAAGAATTTGCTAATGCATGGGATAGAGCTTGTATTTGGAACTTAACGATAGATGCGACAGGTGTTACTTTTTCACCGACAGCTAATAATCCGTCCGTTATCCCAATGGGTAACTCGTCTGGAACGGATGCTAGGGACCACATTGCTATACTCGATTGTCGATACGATGGTGCGGCTGGCGGTGCTGGCTCCAATACAGGCGCAGTTGTTTACCTTAACGGTGTTCGTAATTGTCTTATAGATAACTTAACTGTCTCTAATTGGGGTTTAACCACACAATCATTTACTCTAATTTTTGTTAAACGTAACGCAACACAATTAACAGTCAGGCGCGTTACTGCAATAGATACCGTTGATGTCTCTAGTACAATGATGGATTTAACAGCATCAAACGCAGCAACAAATAACCCCGGTATTTACGAAGGAACGGAGATATTAAGAAATAACTTTGATACCTCCGCAACAACAAGCTTAGGGTATCTACTGTCCGATACTAACCTATCAGGACAAGATGAATTATACATTGGATTTAATACCTTCCAAGGTGGCGTGGTAACACTCGATTCATCTAACGCTGATGAAATAATGATTACAAATAACGCAACTACTGAAACACTCCCGACAGCAGAGGTCACTTTATCTAGCGCAGGTGGTACAGCGGTAACACCTACTCTTGTTGAAAACGAAGAAGAGATGCTTGCAGGGGATTTCGAGACTGATGGTACAGTAACAACAACCTACTTAACTAATAACAGCCTTACTCGCGGTAAGGTTGGGCATGAAATAGCGTAACGCATAGGAATTAAATAATGGCTAATCCTCCAACAGATTATTATGTAGACCCTAGCATTGCAGGGAATAGTGGTGCAGGCACAGTAGGTGATCCTTATGGCGACCTTCAATATGCATTAGACACTATTACTCAAGATACGACTGATGGAGATAGAATTAACGTTAAAGCAGGAACAGCAGAAATATTAACGGCTGCATTATCTCTTACTACTTACGGCACACCTAACTATGCGTATCCTTTAATATTCCAAGGGTACACAACATCTCAAGGTGATGGAGGTATAGGCGCTATTGATTGCCAAACATTTACTGCTATTACAAATGCAGGTAATGGCATCTCATGGTTTGATATGGAAGTGTATGACGGGCCATCTACAGGCTCATTAATAACTTTATTAGGTTTCTCTAGTATCGCAGGCTGTTATATACATGACTCCGATGGTCACGGATTAACAGTATCAGGTGATTACTCAGCAGTAGTAGGGAACAGGTTTGAGGACTTAGGTTCATCGGGTTATCACATGCTTGGTGTTAATAATAATGTTGATGGGCCAATTATAAACGGTAATTATTTTAAGCAGGGCGCATCCAGAACATGTGACCACGCAGCAAAGATACAAGGGCCATATACTGCCTTTACCGCTAACATTATCTCTATTGACAGCACCAGTGATGGCGTAGATTTTACTAAGTACGGATGTTATGTGGATGGGAACACTATCTTATCTAGCTCAGGAACAGGGATAGGGATAAACCTTTCATCAACATTCGATATGTGTAACCACGTTGTAAATAATTATATAGAAGGGTTTAGCGGTGCAGGTGGCGTAGGGTTAAGCAACGCATCATCATCTAATGGTTCAGGTGTTTTTGGTCAAAATGCATATTACAATAATACGACTGACCAAACGCAGAACTGTGAATTAAATTACGAGCTAGGAGATAACGAAACTCTTGGGGCGACAGGGTTAACTAAGTCAGGCTCAGATACTTACGCTAATCGGTTTACTTATTTTGAGCCAGTTGATACGGGTAACATGGTATCAGGTGGATTCCCAGAGGCTTAAATGGCTATAATCCAAAGAGCAAAGGGCGCAGTACAAATAGCTGGTGCTGCCGGTACAGCAGGCAGAGCGAAAGGTGCTGTTCAAATTACAGGTGCAGCAGGTGCGGTTATTTCTAGCCACCCTACGACTGTAGCGCGTGGAGAAACAGGTGTTATTATAGGAATAGTTGGTGCAAGCGCATCTCAAGGCTCTGCTACGATAACTTATGGTGGTGAGAGTTGTACAATAACAACTTATCCCGGTACTTCTGGTAATTTGTTAATTACTATACCGTCTGATATTGATTTACTGTACAAAGAGGAAACTTACTCTTTTGTTTATACAGATGATGATACAAGTACCGATACGAGTAATTCAACGGCAGATTTCACTCCTGCGACAGGACGACAGTTTATTGATTTAGTGAGTCCGGTTTACTCAGATGATGCGTATGCCTGTTATAATTATGAAGGTACTCCAGCTCCTGTAACAGGCGATCAAATAGAGATTAATGAGACTACCGATAGTGAGTCTATACCAATAACAGTCTTACCTGATTCTGCGGTTACGTTAGATAGTATGCCGACAGTCCAGAACACTTACGATGTTCAGTTATTAAGGGCGGCTACAGGTGTTCGTAGCGCTACTTGGACAGTAACATTGACGGTTGATGAAGATACTGTAAGCATAGGGGATCGACGTAGAAATCACAATATCCCTTATAGTCACATGACTCACTCGATGTTTAATAAGTATAAATGACTTGTGTAACTTGTAAATACTACAAAGCTAATGCTTGCCATAAATTCTCTTATCTGTGGGTAAATCCTGTATCAGGTAAAAAAGAATTAAAAGGTATTAAATACGCTGAGAAACAAAGGAAGTATTCAGGTGTCATAGCCTTTATTAGAGGTGAGTGTGGCTCACAAGGAAGGTTCTGGTGTCCTACGGTTTAGTCCAAGAGACTTATACAGAAAACTTAACAGCTTCAGAAGTAACTGTTTTTAAGCAGAATGTTACTAATGTAGAGTTTGTAATGATTGAAGTCGATTTAACGGGATCCCCTTTAGATTCATTTACTATACAAATGAAGGGTCATGCGGCCTCTGATTTAAAAGATATGTTTAGTACTTCAGAGGATTATACTAACCCTATGGGGCTTTTAAGAGGATCTTCATGTGACATGACAACCCTTAATACAGACGGATGGGTGATGTTAGATACAAGAGGTATTTCCGAAATAGCTTTAAAATCCTCTAGTTCAAGTACTACTACTTTAACTGTTAGAGTAGGTGGATAATGGCTTGTAAAAACACTTGGAGTAATGGTAAAGGCGGATCTTTTTTCGTATCAACTGATAACTCAACAGAGACTCTTTTAACAGATACCAGTGTTTTTACTGGAGAGTGGGAAGATGTTAGTAACTATGCTTCGGTTGTTGTTGCGGTTAAAACAGATCAAAATGGTACATTTAGTGTTCAATTTAGTCCTGATGGAGTAAATCAAGATTCAACGCTAACTAGGCAGTACAGGACTTCGCAGATAGAAGCTCCTCATAGGTTTACAGTGACAAGGAAATACTGTCGCGTTGTTTTCACGAATAATAGTGGTTCAGATCAAACTTACTTAAGATTGCAAACATCTTTTGGTAGTTATCCAGAATTAAATGCTCCGACTGATTCAACACTAGCTCAAGATTTTGATGCAACCGTTGTTCGACCAACAGATTTTAAAGAGGAAGTGGCTTTAGGTCTTCGACAAGGGACTACCTTATGGAATAAGTTCGGTTATAACGCTGATATTGATTCGGGTACTCCTGAACTAGTATCCTCTATTGGTGGTGCAATGGCTATCCATACAACCGCTAGTACTTTTGATTTAGTATCAGACTCCGCTAACGATGATGACGGAGGAACAGGTTGCAATTCCGTTGTCGTTTATGGCGTAGATTCTAATTGGGATACGGCAATAGAAGTAGTAACGTTAGATGGTTTAACTCCGGTTACTACGACAACATCTTGGATAGGGCATCCTAATAGGATAGCTATGTTTTTATGCGGTTCAGGGCAAGTAAACGCAGGAACTATTACTTGCACTAGAACAACAGGAGGAGCATCGGTAGCTAATATGCCGGTAGGGGAAGGTGTTACTCAATCTTCTGTTTTTGTTGTTGCCGAAGACCATCAATTCTTAGCTGAATGGATGCTTCTAGGTGTAGCGAGACAAGCCTCACAAAACCCAAAAGTTACTTTTAAATTTTGGGTGTACTCTGCCGTTAATAATGGGAAACAGGAAGTTTTAAGAAAAACAGTTAATTCAGGCGTAGATGTCAGTGTCGAGTTAAACCCTAGTTTATCCTTTCCTATTGGAGAAAAATCTATTGTATGGATAGAAGCTGAATCAGATAAGAATGATACTGAGGTAACAGTTAGATACAGTGGAATACTTCATAGGAATAGTGACGCTTAATGACAGAACTTAATTTCTCTTTACATGAGAAACAATTAGAAATACTTCAATCTAAAGCACGTTTCAAAGTAGTAGCTGCTGGTAGACGGGGTGGTAAGTCTTATTTGTCTGCTGTAATGTTATTAATTAATGCATTAAAAGATACAGATGAGCATGGTAACGATTTAAAGAATAAAGAAGTGTTTTACGTAGCTCCCACTTTCCAGCAAGCAAAAGATATAATGTGGAATTTGCTTAAGGATTTAGGTAAAGATTTAATAAAAGAATCTTGGGAAAACACAGCTACGCTACAATTAATTAACGGGCGCAGGATCAAGCTGAAAGGCTCTGACCGCCCCGATACCCTTCGGGGTGTAGGTGTATCATTCGTAGTTATGGATGAATACGCATTTATGAAACCTGAGGTTTGGGATTTAATCCTTAGACCTACATTATCTGACGTTCAAGGGAACGCTTTATTCATTGGGACACCTGAAGGTAAGAACCATTTTTATGATATATGGATTGCAGCGCAAGAAGAAGAACTTGTGCAATGGGAAGCCTTTCAGTTTAACTCCCTTGATAACCCTATTATTCAGAACACGGAATTAGAAGAAGCTCGCTTAACAATGACTGAAGAGGCGTATCGTCAAGAATACGAAGCCTCTTTTGAAGCGACAGGTGCAGGAACCTTTAAGGCTGAACATATTAAATATGCTGATGAGCCAGAAGAAGAAGGTACAATTTATATAGCTGTTGATCCTGCTGGCTATGGTGAAGGTACTGGCTTAAGTAAGTCAGGTTTAAATAAATTAGATGAATTCGCTATAGCTATTGTAGAGGTCAGTCCTAGTGGTTGGTTTGTACATGAAATAGATGCAGGTCGTTGGGGTGTACGAGAAGCTTCTTTAAGGGTTCTAAGACACGCTCAGAACTATCGACCTGCTGCTATAGGTATCGAGTCAGGGAGCCTCAAAAACGCTCTGATGCCGTATCTTGAGGATCAGATGCGAAGACTGAATGTGTACCCAAGGATTGAGGGATTAACGCACGGTGGTAAGAAAAAGACAGAGCGTATTTCTTGGGCATTACAGGGACGTTTCCAAAATGGACGTATAACGCTTAAGAAAGGCTCTTGGAATAAGAAATTTACTGATCAATTATTAGACTTCCCGAACCCTATGGTTCATGATGACCTAATCGATAGTCTAGCGTATATTGATCAAATAGCTGTTACAGTGTATGACATGGGCTTTGAGCCTGAACAATACGTACCTCTTGATCTTGAGATGGGTATCTGATGAAAAAATGTTATAAAGTTTGTGGACTCCATTGGGAAGGTAATATGCAATTATTAACTGCTGAAAATAACCTGTCGAAAGGCAACAGATATTGGGAAGGTATGTAAATGGGTCTTGATATAGTTGCTCCAGACAGTTCATCAGAAGGCTCACAAATGAAGCCTGAGAAAGCTCTTGTCTCTTGGATTATGGCAAGAGTTCAACCTTGGGAAGATTTTAGAAATACTAACTATGAAGAAAGATGGGATGAATACTACCGCTTATGGCGTGGTATTTGGTCTGATGCTGATAAGTCAAGAGCTTCTGAAAGAAGTAAGCTTATAACTCCAGCTTTACAACAAGCTATTGAAGCTTCTGTTGCTGAGCTAGAGGAGGCTACTTTTGGTAAAGGTAAATGGTTTGATGTAGCTGACGATCTTCAAGATGAAGAACCTAATGACATCAAGCCTTTTAGACAATTACTTCAAGAAGATTTAGACATGGCTGGTGCTCGTTCATCTATCTCTGAGGTTTATCTGAACAGTTCTTTATTTGGTACAGGTATCGGTAAAGTTGTTATTGAAGAAGTAGAAACTAGAGAATTATCACAATCTCCAGTAGATGGATCTAATACGGTATTTGAACCTGACTCTTTAGTTAATACTGACGTTAAGGTAGAATTAGTACCTATATCTCCTTATGAGTTCGTTATTGATCCTGCGGCTAAAAGCATAGAAGACTCTTTAGGGTGTGCTCATATTTTCAATACACCTAAACATACTATTATTGAGAAACAACAATCAGGTGTTTATAACGATATAGATGTAGGTTCTTATGTTGGTGATGCTAAACTATTTGATGATGAAACTCGATCAGATTTTGGAACAGATAAGGTTAAGATTGTAGAATATCACGGATTAATACCTCGTGAGTTTTTAGATATAGAATTAGAAGAAGGTGAAGAATTAGTAGATTTAGCTATTAATCAACAAGACGGTAATGATTCTCCAGTTCAATTAGATTCAGATATTGACTTAGTAGAATCTATTGTTACTATAGCTAATGACTCTGTTGTACTTCGTGCAGTAGAAAACCCTTACTTCATGAAAGATAGATGCTTTGTAGCTTATCAGCATGATACTGTTCCTAATCGTTTTTGGGGACGTGGTATAGCTGAGAAAGGCTACTGGCCTCAAAAGACTTTAGACGCAGAGGTTAGGGCTAGAGTGGACGCTATGGCTCTCACAGTCCATCCAATGATGGGTGTAGACGCTACAAGAATACCAAGGGGTGTCAGCCTCAAGATAGAGCCGGGTAAGACTGTCCTCACGCAAGGTGACCCTAACCAAGTTCTGCGTCCTTTTAATTTTGGTCAAGTAGGAAATCAGACTTTCCATCAATCAGGCGAATTAGAGCGTATGATTCAGATGGGTACTGGTGCTATGGATTCAGCTACTCCTGTAGGTGTTAGTCCTCGTAACAGTACAGCTTCAGGTATGTCTATGATTGCCTCAGGTGCTATTAAACGTTCTAAGAGAACCTTGGCTAATATTGAAAGACATTTCTTAATTAAATTTGTAGAGAAAGCTGCTTGGAGAAAGATGCAATTTGATCCAAGTAATTATCCTACTAAAGATATTAAATTCAAGGTTGCTTCAACCTTAGGATTAATGGCTCGTGAATTAGAACAGCAACAACTGACAACACTCCTTCAAACAACAGAACCGGGTGGTACGGGTTATTGGATGCTGATGAAATCTATTTATGAGAATAGTAGTATCTCTGATAGAGAAGAAATGGTGATGCTTGCAGAGCAAAAGTTACAAGAAAGCTTGCAACCACCACAACCTACTCCATTAGAGCAAATGCAGCAAGCAGAGATGCAAGCTAAGATGCAAGAAAGACAAGTATCACTTCAGATTGAGAAAACTCGTGCTGATACAGAACGTTTACGTGTCATGATTGAAGCACAGAAAGCTGACTCACAAGAAGCTAAAGACCTTACAGCCGCTATGTTAAACGTAGCTAAAGCTGAAGCTGAAGAAGTAGGTACTAACTTAGATAAATATAAAACCATTGTTGACGCTATTTCAGCACAATCACAAGGATTAAATAATGAACCAAGAACTGAAGGACTCGGAAATACTCCTAGACCTGTTTGAACATGATGGGTGGAAACTTTTTATAGATGAAAACCAAAAACTGTTCGATGTATTAAGAGATAATATGTATATAGAGTGTGACTCTAACGACCTGTTTCAACAGCGTAGAGGTACACTAGGGATGCTAAACCAGATCCTAGTTTATGAAGTGACTATTAAAGCTATTCATGAGCAACTAGTAGGAGGGGATAATGACTCGGAGGATTTATGAGTTCCAATGTCCTAAAGGTGTAGTATTTGAAGAATACTGTGACTCTGAACAAAAAGAAGCTATATGCCCTTGTTGTTCACAAAAGGCACAGAGAATAATCTCAGCCGTTAGACTTGGCATGAGGATGGGAGTAGATTCAGCCCTTCCTACGATGGCCGATAAGTGGGCTAAGATGCACAAAGATGAGGCAAAGCGTCAGAACGCTAAATTAGAACAATGATGCTCCTCAATTTTAAATTAATCCATAACCATAAAGGCGGATATAAGTATGTCAATAGTAGTAGATGAACAGCAGTTTAATGAAGAAACTTTACTTCAAGATGAAACATTACATGATCTTAATAAAGTAGAAGAAGTAACCTCTGAACCAAAAGAAGAGGTTTTGGATGCTTTAGAAGATAGTATCGAGGATAATATCCCTGATAAGTTCAAAGGAAAAGAACTTAATGATGTCATTAATTCTTATAGAGAACTTGAAAAAGAACTCGGACGTAAGAATAATGAAGTTGGAGAACTTCGTAAAGTAACAGATGACTTTATTAAACAACAACTAGAACCTACTAAAGAGAAAGAGAATCATAAAATTGACTTGGATGATTTGTTAGAAAATCCAGATGCCGTGATTCAGAAAGCTCTAGACAATAACCCTAAGGTTGCTGAACTAGAGAAACAATTACAACAAGCTAAGATTCAAGAGAATAAATCTCGTTTTGAAGGTAAGCATAGTGATTGGCAAGAGGTTCTTAACTCAGATGATTTTAAAGGCTGGTTAGGTGAATCTTCTGTCCGTCAACAAATGTTTATTGATGCAGACAAGAGATATGATTACGATATGGCTGATGAATTGTTTACCCTTTATAAGGAAGTACGTGGAGCTGCTAAAAGTATAGCTGAAGAAAAGGCTACCACTAAACGCAAGAAAGCTCTTAAAGCTGCTTCTTCAGAGAAAGGGTCAACTCCTGAAGTATCAAAGAAAGTTTATAGACGTGCTGATTTAATACGTCTTAAACAGACTGATAAAGCGCGGTATAATGATTTAGCTGACGATATCTACCTTGCTTATCAAGAAGGACGAGTCCGTTAGGATAAGTCTAATTTAAAATTAAGGAGACCTTAAATGGCTTTAGGTACAAATCATAGTACTACTACTACACAGGCAGTATTCATTCCAGAAATTTGGAGTGATGATGTTATCGCTGCTTATAAATCTAACTTAGTTATTGCTAACTTAGTTACTAAACTTAACCACTCAGGTAAAAAAGGCGATACTATTCATATCCCTAAACCTACTCGTGGCTCTGCATCTTCTAAAGCAGCTAGTACTCAAGTAACATTGATTGCTAATACTGAATCAGAAGTACAGATCAGCATTGACAAACATTACGAATATTCAAAATTAATTGAAGATATCGTAGCTGTTCAAGGTTTAAATTCAATGCGTGGTTTCTATACTGATGACGCTGGTTATGCTTTAGCTAAACAAGTTGATACTGATCTATTTGCATTAGTTGAAGGTTTACAAGGTGGTTCTGCTGGTGGTGGTTACGCTGCATGTGTAATCGGTGGTGACGGTTCTACTCTTTATGATGATGCTGCTAACACTAACGCTGGTAACGGTTCAACTCTAACAGATGCCGGTATCCGTAAAATGATCCAGACTCTTGACGATGCTGATGTTCCAATGTCAGAACGTTATATTGTTATTCCTCCAGTAGAGAAGAAAACTTTAACAGGCATTGCTCGTTTCACTGAACAAGCATTCACTGGTGAAGTATCTGGTGGTAACACTATCCGTAACGGTAAAGTTGGTGATATGTATGGTGTTGAAGCTTTTGTTTCAACTAACTGCCCTACTGAAACTGCTGATGACACTACTACTCAGTACCGTGTTGGTATGATGTTCCATAAATCTGCTTTAGTTCATGCAGAGCAAATGGGTGTACGTTCACAAACTCAATACAAACAAGAATACTTAGGTGACTTATTTACAACTGATACTATTTATGGTGTTGGTGAGTTACGTGATGACGCTGGTATTGGTTTTGTTGTTCCAGTATAAGTAACTGATTGAGGGGCGAAAGCCCCTCTCTTTTATAAGGAGATATTATGCCTTTTTTCAAAACACCTGATGGTGATATTAATGAATACACAGAAGAGTTTGCAGAGCAAGTTCTTCGTCCACAGAATAAATACGAAGAGGTCTCAGAGCCTAAACCTGAGCCTCAGGTAATCAAGAAAGTTTCTAAAAAGAAAGCTAAGAAGGTAGAAAAATAATGAGTACTTATCGGGGTGCTGGTACAACATCTTCTGGTTCTACTTATCAGACTACTGCCGATTCAGTCGCTAATACTCCGTCTGGAGATATTTCAGCAACAAATGTACAAGATGCCATAGATGAGTTAGATTCAGATAAACCTTCCTATGAAGAAGGGACTTTTACTCCTGTTTATAGTGACGGTACTAACAACGCCTCAACATATTCTACTCAAGTAGGATATTATACTAAAATAGGCAGGTTAGTTACTTTTCAATTTACTATCCGTCCTACTAATATAGGAAGTGTTAGTGGAAACATAAGAATTACGGGATTACCTTATACATCAAAATCAGGTATTACTCAAGCATGTGCGGTTGGTTATTGTACAGGACTAGTTATAACAGCTAGTGAAAGTTTAAATGCTTCAGTTACTACAAATAGTACTGATTGTTTTATTTATGTGTTTTCTGAGACTACAGGTAATGCTATAGCGACTGAGACAGAGTTTCCTGTTAATAGTCAAATATCTGTTGCAGGCTCTTATATAGTTTAAGGATTAATATGACTTACTTACAAGCTATCAATGCGGTTTTAAGACGACTTCGTGAAGATGAAGTTAGTACTTATACTCAGTCCGATTACTCTAAACTTATTGGAGACTTTGTTAATGAATCCAAAAGAGAAGTTGAAGATGCGTGGAATTGGATTCAATTAAGAAGTACGGTACAGGTCAGCACTGTATCTGATACTTATGCTTATACTTTAACTGGTGCTGGAAACAGATATAGAATTTTACAGGTAATTAATGATACCCAAGATACTGAGATGCGATTAGCTCCTTATACTTGGATGAATAGGCAGTTCACAATATCTGATGCTAGTACAGGCGCTCCTTTATATTACGATATTAATGGCGATTCTTCTGGAGACCCTACCTCAGATATCTTCCCTATTCCTGATGCTGTATATACACTTAATTACAATATGATTATCCCTCAGGATGATTTATCTTCAGATAGTACATCGATTACTGTACCTACTACTCCTGTTATATTAGGGGCTTATGCTAAAGCTATCTCTGAACGTGGTGAAGACTCAGGTGTTCAATTTGCTGAAGCTATGTCTCGATACGATATAGCTATGTCTGATGCTATTGCAATAGATTCTCAGAAAGTGCCTGATGAACTTAACTGGACGGTTAATTAATGCCTAAGCAACTCATATCTGCAAGTGTATCAGCTCCCGGATTCTTAGGGTTAAATACTCAAAGAAAGGCTGATATACTTAATTATCAGTGGGCTACTAAGGCAGATAACTGTGTAATAGATGATTCAGGTCGTATGGCAGCTCGTAAAGGCTATCGTAGAAATAATACTACGGCTATTACAGCATCTCCTGATGTTAAAAGTATTCATGAATACGTAGATGCAAGTGGTTCAACATTATTAATATGTGCGGCAGGCAACGCCGTATATAAATCAGTTACGACTACAATGACGGATATTACTGGTACTGCTACTACACCTACAGCAGATAATTGGAAGTTTCAGAATTTCAATGGTAAATGTGTAGGCTTTCAAGCTTCTCACGCTCCTATTGTTATCAGCACAGTAGGTGGTTCTTTTGCTGATATAACTCTATCAGGTACTCAACAGCCTAGTACGGCTGCTAATGAATTCTTAGCGGCCTTTGGTCGTTTATGGTGTTTAGATGGTACAGACCTGAAATACTCAGATGCTTTAGATGAGACTGCTTGGAATGGCGTATTTGACTTAACTACTGTATTCCTTAATGGGATGGATGAGCCTACAGGATTAGCTGAATTCAATGGACATTTAATAGTCTTCGGTAAAAGAACTATTACTGTTTGGAATAATCCTTGGTCTCCTTCAGGTGGTGGTACGTTAGATACCAGTGGTATGACATTAGTAGAGAACATAGGTGGTGTTGGTTGTATAGCTAGAGATAGTATACAGCATATTGGTACAGATATTATATTCTTATCTTCTCAAGGTATACGTTCTTTAGGTAGAACTATACAAGAGAAGTCAATGCCTGTTAATGACTTATCTAAGAATATTAATGATGAGCTTAATGTGTTAATCAATACTGAAGTAAAAGCAGATATAAAATCAGGTTATAATAAATTAGAGGGTTTTTATCTAATATCTCTTCCTTTATCTGGAGTATGCTATTATTTTGATTTAAGATCTCAACTCCAAGATGGTTCTTATAGGGTAGCTAAGTGGACTACTAGTTTCACTGCTATTGCTTCAGATGTAGCTGACAATCTTTACTTTGGTACTGCCGGGTATGTTTCTAAATATCGAGATTATTTAGATGCTGTTCTGGCTGACGGTACAGGCGGTAACTCTTATTCTATTGATTATGAGTCAGGGTGGAATGATTTAAGCAGCGAGAACCAGCAAGTTCAAGGTTATATTAAACTTCCTAAGAAGATATCTGTAAGGTTATTAGGTGGTGCTGGTCAAACCTTGAATGTTAAGTGGGCTTTTGATTACGAGGATTCATTTAATTCTTTTTCTAAGACACTTTCCTCTGACGATCAAGCTAAGTATAATGTAGCTGAATACAACATAGGCGAGTATTCTGGCGGATTTATATTTAATAAGGTAAACGCCCCTATGTCTAGATCAGGGCAATTCTTAAAATTCGGTATTAGTATAACAATTAATGGTGGTACAGTGGCTATTCAACAAGTAGATATGTACTCTAAACTCGGAAGGATGGTGTAACTTGAGCAATTATACAAAAACAACTAATTTTACAGCTAAAGATGCTTTATCTACTGGAGATCCGAATAAGGTTATAAAGGGATCAGAACATGACACTGAGTTTGATAATATAGAAACCGCTTCTGCCACTAAAGCTAATAAGGTTGTATCTGGTACAACTAATGCTGTTATTACTCAAACTGCTGGCGGAGATTTACAAGACAGTGGTTATATTTTAAGCGGATTATCTGGTACTTATACTTTAGCTAGTTCAGATGATGTGGTTGATAATTTCCCTTCAGGGACTCTTATGTTGTTTCAACAGACGGCCGCACCTACGGGGTGGACTAAAGCGACAACTCATAACGATAAAGCATTAAGAGTCGTTAGTGGTACAGCTTCAAGTGGAGGTACTAATTCATTTACTACTGCCCTTGTTAATTCTATTGCTGAATCAGGTGCAGTAGGAGATCACCAACTGACCGTTGCTGAAATGCCAGCACATAGTCACGTAATACAATCAGCAAGTAATACCACCACAGGTGGTTTTCAGTCTACGGGTAATGTTGCAACGACTGACAATAGTACAGACTCTACAGGTGGTGACGGCACTCACTCACACACATTACAACTAAATGTCCAATACGTTGACCTCATCATAGCGAGTAAAGATTAGTGCCTAAAGAGATTAAAAAGAAATGCCCTTTAATAGGTGAAGAGTGTTGGGGCTTAGAGTGTGAGTGGTATCAACAAATAAGAGGTACTCATCCTCAGACTGGTGAACCTGTTGATGAGTTTATGTGTGCTCACTTATGGAATAATATTCTACTTATTGAAAACTCACAAATGCAGAAACAAACTGGAGCTGCGGTAGAGTCCTTTAGAAATGAAATGAAGAAAGATAATCACCTATTATTGCAAAATACTGGTAAGGTTCTTTTAGATGATCTTAATTAAGCTATTCATTATTAGTTTAATGATTGCCTTACAAGGCTGTACAACTTACGCAGGTTTAGCTGTACACTCTTCTAAAGATTCTCCTGAATACGATGGAGCTAATCCTTTGTTTGTTATAAGAAGTCAATCAGAGGATGAAAGGTTCTTTTATTTTTGTGAACACGTCTCTAGTGTTCCTGATACAGAAAAAGGGTATGGTTTAAATATGTGCGGAGCAGGAGTGAAATTTTAAATGAATTTACTAAAAACTATGGTAAAGGTACTTAACCTTGATGGTCAGTTATTTACCTTTAATATATTCAGTACCGTTGCTAGTATAGCTGCTCCTGTTCTTGGAGGTCTTCTTCAGAAAGACGCGGCTAAGAAAGCGGCAGCAGGACAAGTAGAAGCTGCTAGAATAGCTGCTGAAGCTGCTGAGTTCGATCCTTATAATGTTCAAGGATTATTTGGACAGGCTATCTTTGACCAAGATGCTGGCACTGCAAGGTTCGATCCTAGTCAGTTTACTTCAGGTATTACAGGTGCTTTACAAGATCCTGTTCAAGGTTTAATAGGACAGAGGCAAACTGATATAGGTCGTCTAGCTCAACAAGGCGCTACAGGATTCTTATCACAAGCTTTGACTACAGACCCTTTTGATGTAGCTCAACAAAGATTCGGTCAATTAGAGAGTATCCTTTCTCCGGGTCGTGAGAGGCAACGAGAGGCTCTTGAGAGCCGTCTTTTACGTCAAGGTAGGTTAGGTAGTACTGGTGGATCACTCCAACAGGAAGGCTTAGAGACAGCGATAGAGCAATCAAGACAACAAGGATTGTTTGATATCTTTAATCAAGCTCAGGCTCAACAACAATCACAGATAGGTCTAGGTCAACAATTAGGTTTATTTGGACAACAACAACAAGAAGTAGGTTTAGGTCAAGCTCTTAATAGGCTTAAAGCTTTAGGTGATATAGAGGCTCAACAAAGAGCTTCTATTGATTTAGGCGGAGTTCTGGGTGGTAGGCAGAGTGCTGCTGGTGCTCAAGCCGGAGCCTTTGGTTTACAAGGTGCTCAAAGTGATGCTGCTGCTCAACTAGGTGCTGCTCAAGGTCTTAGTAGTGCTATAGGTAATATAGGTTCAGCTATAGGTAATATACCTAGTGGAGGTACTGTTACAGGCTCAGGAGCTTTCTCAGGGATGCCTATAGATACTTCTAGAGGTTACCCTGTCATCCCTCGTTCTGCATTTCCATAGGAGATAAATATGCCCGGTGCATTTGATTTAAGTTCTTACGCTTCTCCAGAAGAAGTTCGTAGACGTATAGGTAAAACTCAATTAGCTCAAGCTGCTCCTACTGGTAGCATAAACGATATGATTTACCGTGCTGCTGCTGGAGGCAATATTCAGCTAGGTCAGGCTTTAGAGGGTGCTTTTGGTTTAGAACAGCCTGAGGTTACTCAAGCTCGTAAGATGCAGAACTTCTTATCAGGTATTGATTTTACTGACAGAGAAAGTATTGGCAAAGCTGCCTCAGAAGCCGGAAGATTAGGAGACCCTCGTTTACAAATAATGCTGTCTGATCGTTTCCTAGCTCTGGCTCCTAAAGATTCAGAAACTTATGGAGAGATATACGAGTCACCTAAAGCTAAAGGTGTTTTCCTTAGAAAGAATCTAAAGACTAATAAGACTGAGAAAGTCTTCATAGATCCTGCTGCAACTGCCCAAGCTAGACAAGATGTTAAACCTAAGAAAGGTGCTAAAGCTTTACCTCAGTGGTCTCCTAGTGAAGGGGATTTGAGTCGATTTGATACACTAGGTACTCATAATAAACAATACGATAATCTTGAAGATCAACACCAGATCAAACTTCAGGACTATTTGAAGACTCAGACAGAAGCTATTGTTAATGGTGAGAGGTTTAAAGGTAAGCATGTATCTCCTAATAAAGTATACCTAGATTTATTAAATCAAGCTACAGATCCTAAGAATAATTATGTTATTGATGACTTTGGGTTTAACAGCTTTGATCTAGATAAATTTTCTAAAGATATAGAAAAACAGTTTAAAGGTGTTGTAGGAAGCTCTACTCCATCTTCAGGTGGTTTTAAAATTATAGGATCTCGTTAATGCCTGTATATTCTATACAAGCTCCAGACAATAAAGTATACGAAGTAGAAGCCCCTGAAGGTGCATCTGAATCTGAAACTTTAGAATGGTTTCAAGGTAATTGGCAAGGGACTCCCGAGCCTGAAAAACCTGTGAGTGAGGCTAAGCGTATTAGAGGTTTTATGTCTAATATACGCTCACCTATCGAGCTTATGAAGACTGAGAGTATTCCAGCTCATTTAATCAAATGGCTAAGTACTTCTGAAAAAGAGTATAAACAAAAAGAGTTAGAATCTAAGGAAGATTACATAGCTAATATTCCTGCTATTCAACAAATCTCAGACAGATTAGATTACATAGAAGAAGTAAACGACCCTCGTTTAGAAGAGGAGCATGGTAAGCTTATTGATGCTTACGGTACTTTATACCAAAAATTAAGTAAATCTTATGATAAAGGTGAGTTAGAAGAAGGTTTTAGCTGGGAATCTTTTAAAGAAGCCGTCTCTGATGATCCCGGGGGTATGCTTGCAGAACTAGCTAACACTCTTATGGCTGATCCCGAGTTCTTATTAACCCCTATAGGTTGGGAGAAAGCTGCTGCTTCTGCCACCTCTCTAGCTAAAACCGCAGGAGCCTCTGAGAAGCTCTCTAAGGCTGCTGGAGCTGCTGGAGGTATCGCAGGGTCAAGTGTATTAGGGGCATCTCTAGGAGCTGCTGACAGTGCCTCTAGGCAGTTATCTGAGAAGGGTAAGATTAATCCTGAGCAAACTAAAACTGCTGCTACAATAGGTGGCGTAGCTGCTCCTATACTACTAGGTGGTTTTAAGGCATCTACCCTAGGTGCTAAAGCTATTAATTCAGCTAATTACAAAAGACAGATGACTTCTACCCTAAAAGCTGTAGAAGACAAAGCTCAAGGATATTTAGCTAAAGGTCTGACCGACCCTAAACAAGCTATTAATAGAGCGATCAATGAATCTTTTATTCCCCCTAAGGTTAGAAAAGAACTCTCTAAGCGGCATGATTGGGTAGATGAGTTAAACCTTTCTCCAGAATCGATAGAAGCTAAAGCTCTTAAGACTGCTGCTGATGCAGGTAAAATTAAGACTAAAATATATGATGGGCTAGGTAAGGGTAAAAAATGGGCTACTGATTTATTAGGTAATTTAAGTACTGAATTAGGTAAGATACATCCATCTCTTAAACACGCCGTTAAGAAGTTAGATTTAGATATTGCTACTTCTCTTAAAAAAGGATTAGATGTTAAAGATAGATTCAATATTGTTTTTAAAGGACTTTCTGATTCAGATAGAGTCAAGCTTAATATACATCTAGGTAATGGTAATAGGGCTGGCGTGAATGAACTGATTAATAAAAGCTCTGCTAAAACTGCTATTAAGTCGGGTATCCGTCAAGATATAGATAAATACTTCTCTGATGTATTCACTAGATCAGAAGATGCAGGTATGGGGATAGGCAAGCTTCAAGACTTCTTCCCTATGGAAGTTAAAGACTATAAAGGGCTGTCTGCAAGTTTAGGCTATAAACCTTCTTACATAAAAGAACAGCTATCTAAGGCTATTAATACTAAGCTGAAACTCAGAACTCCAGAAACTCAGGTATCTAAGCATATTTCTATTGAAGATGCTCGTAAGTATTTAGATCCTGATGAGTTCCAAGCTGTTATGAATAAAGCCTTAGCTAAACCTCATACAAGAGGGCGTGGTACTGCAAGACATACAAAATCCCGTACTGTTGAGAAATACACTCCTGAGAATATCAGGTTTTATGCAGACCCTATAGAATCATTCTCTAATTATGTTACATCTATAGAGCCTCGTATAGCTGAGAGTATGTTCTTTGGTGGTAAGAAAGGTACGGCTGCGCCTCATTCAGAGTTTATCTCTAACTCTATAGGTAGGATGGCTGACGATCTCCTCAAGAGTGGTAAAATAATAGATGATGATATAGATAGACTAACTGAGTTAATGACTACTCGATTTGTTCAAGGTACTCGCGCCCCTAGTAGAGCTATAGCTGGATTTAAGAATATCCTTTATGCAGGGACTTTAGGCAATCCTTTATCTGCTATGACTCAGTTAGGTGATTTAGGTAATAGTGCTTATGTTACATCTGTAGCTGAGACAGCTCGACAGGTTCCTAAAGTTTTAGGCAGAAAGATCAATATTAAAATGGAAGACTTAGGTCTTAATAATATCGTACAAGAGTTTGAACATTTAGGCAAGACTGCTAAATTCTTAGATGCTTCCTTAAAGTGGTCAGGTTTTAAAGCTGTTGATCGTCTAGGTAAAGAGACTGTCTTAAATGCTGCTTTTGCAAAGCATAGTAAACTAGCTAAGACCGCTAAAGGCCGACAAGGTATTAGAAGTAAGTTTAAAGATGCCTTTACTCCAGACGAAATGGCTCAACTATTTACTGACTTAGCCGCTAAACGTAGCACTCCTAATGTTAAGTATTTGTTATGGCATGAACTAGCCAGGGTTCAACCTATTTCTTTATCTGAAATGCCTGTTAAATATTTACAACACCCTAATGGTCGTATCTTCTATATGCTTAAGACTTTTACTCTTAAGCAGCTAGACCTTGTTCGTAATGAAGCGTATAAAAAAATTAGATCGGGAGATGTTATAGAGGGCGTTACTAATCTAGTCAAATGGTCTGCTATCTTAGGAATGAGTAATGCCGGTATTGAGCAATCTAAAGCTTGGATACGTGGTGAAGATGTAGAGTTCGGTGATATGTTTATAGCTCAATTATATCGAAACTATGGACTCTCTCAATATGTTCTTGATAAGGCCAAACAAGGTAATGTGTTTGCTCCTAATGGTGCTGTAGCTGCTTTAGTATTACCTCCAGTAGGTATTATTGATGACGGTATAAAAGACTTAGCTAATTTCGGAGAAAGGTTTGAGAGTTTAAAACATGTACCTCCTTTTGGTAAAGGTTTATACTACCTTATGAAAGAGGAAGAACGTTAATGACAAAGGAACGTAGAATGGAAGATCGCTGGCACTTAGACAAAAGAGTACCAATAGCTATAGTCGCAGGTTTGTTTTTACAGACAATTTATTTTACTATCTTTTTGACTAAACTGGATGATAGGGTAGCTGTGCTAGAGAAAGATAGTTTAGATTTACATAAGACTATTGAGGATATGGCAGAGATACGTATCCATCAAAAGTACATGGCTGAGAAACTAGACAAGATCGATAACTTCTTACGTGATGATGTTGAATGGCAGCCTCAGAAGAAGGTTAGAAAATAATGCCCTCTTTTAGTGCAAAATCTTCTGATAGATTGAGTACCTGTGAACCTGACTTACAAAGGTTATTTAATGAGGTCATTAAAGATATTGATTGTACCGTCTTAGAAGGCCACAGAAGCCCTGAGAGGCAAGAACAGCTTGTATCTGAGGGGAAGTCTAAGACTCTTAAATCTAACCACTTATATAGCCCCTCAAGAGCTGTAGACGTGATGCCTTATCCTGTTATATGGGGAGATAG